ATCCAATCGTTGCTGCGATCCGGAATCGGCGGGAAGACGTGCTCGGTCTTGAGTTTCATAACGGCGTACCCTTGAAGGCGCAATAGGCGCGGATTAGAGCGGCGAGACAGGCGACCGCACTGATGGCAGTGAGGGTGAGCAGCAGCCGCTCCTTGGGCGTCAGGAGCGTCATGAGGCCGCCCGCCAGCGGCGTGCATCGGTTGCGCCATCCTCTGTCGCCTCGTACTCCTCACGCCGCGCGCATTCCGCCTGCACGTCGTGGAAGATCGCGCACCGGCAGGCGCCCTCGATCAAGCCCGGCAGGATCGTGGCCGGGTTACGGCCGCTGCCTTTGAGTTCTACGAAGTATTCGAGATGCTTGGCGAGCTGGTCGGTGACACCGACCGCACGCACGCGGCAGATGAGCTGCACCGCATCGTCATGTAGTTCGGGAAGGTCGGCAGCCGTCCAGCCGCCGCAGTGAGGCTGCAGGTCGCTGAGCGATTGAATCAGGATCGTGAAGGAAACTTCGTCGGCGTTGCGCTGCTGGCTGTACATGGAACCTCCCGGATTCGATGGGAGGCAGCGTATACCCGTCTTTGGGTAGTGTCAACCCATGTTTGGGTATTTATTTCGAGGGAGGATCGCCAAGGGGGAACTGGATTATGTTACTAGGCCGCGCGTGACCCGGGGGGAGGGGATCGGCGTCGGTGAAGCTTGGCAGGGCGCGGAAGCTCCAGGCCTGCATGGTCCTTTAGCAGAACAAGCTCATAAACGGTAGTCCCGAGATGATGGGCTAAGTCGGCAAGGGTATCCGTACTCGGCCCGTGCTTGGCTTCCACTATCCGCTGCATGGTTGACAGCGTGATCCCCGTGGCCGCACGAATTTTCGAGTAAGCGGTAGAGATGGCAAAGTCTGGGTACTTGCGGCGTACCTCTGCGTAGACATTCCTCGCCACCGCCTCGCGCACCGTTCTGGCGGCGTGAGAGACAATTTTGCGGGAACGTGGCATGCGCGCACCGTACCCCCCAAAATTGCGCAAGTGCGGGTTGCTTTCACCCAATCTTGGGTATACGCTCTGCAGCATGACAGATTCCATGTTTGCCTACGTGCTCGCTGAGCTGAAAGCCAGGAAAGGCTCATGGCCGGAGGTCGCGGCAGGGAGTGGAGTGCCGCGACGCACGCTCGAAAAGATCGCGAGCGAGCAGACCAAGAACCCAGGCGTGCGGCACGTTGAGCGGCTCGCTAAATATTTCCGCGAGCGGCCCTGCCAAGCATGAGCCTTCCTCTCAAAGACCTGCGTACCGCAGTACCCGAGGCCACCGACGTTTGGCTCGAAATCGAATCTCGTGCCAGCGGCGTCGACAAAGCGGCCGTGGTGCGAGAAGTGTTGAACGATTGGGCGAAGTGCAAAGCTCACGCTTTCAAGGTCGCACATCGCTTATTGAGGGCCAACGGAGCGCAGACGGATTGGCTCGGAGATGACTCCGTTGACGAGGTAATTCCCGCGGCAGTTGCCGGAACGACGCGTAAAGCCAAGTAAATAAAGCCTTTTCGGAGGGTCTCCATGTCCAACGTACATGACATAACCCCAACCAAATCTCCTCGCAACTATCATGCCGAGCGGGAACTAGGTCCAGGGGGCGCTCTCATGCTGGGGTTATTTTTGAGCGCGGCCTTTTGGGTCGGGCTCTGGCGCGTGGCTGAATGGATGCTTGGTTGATGGCCCGCATTCGCACCATCAAGCCCGACTTCTTTCGACACGAAGCGCTCTATGAGGCTGAGCGCAAAACCAGATTACCTCTTCGCCTGGCGTTCGCCGGGCTTTGGACAGCCTGTGACAGGGTTGGGCGCTTCCGCTGGCAGCCACGGGTGTTAAAGCTCGACGTTCTTCCTTTTGATGAACTCGACTTCGAGAAGGTGCTCGCGGCGCTCCGCGATCACGGCTTTCTCGTGCAGTACGAGTATGCGGGTGAGCAGTTCGGACATATACCGAGCTGGGGAAAACACCAGCACATCAATCAACGCGAGGCGGATTCAGTTCTTCCTGCACCCGATTTGGAGGGTTCCATAACGTGCGTGCACGTGCATGCACGTGGGGAAGGGAAGGGAAGGGAAGTGGAAAGGAAGGGGAAGGAGACAGATGTCGAGCCGAAGCTCGACGTCGGTCCGGCCGATCGCATCTTTGCGTACTGGCAGCGCGAGCACCGGCATCCAGACGCGAAGCTCACGACGGACCGACGGGCGATCATCCTGCGAGCGCTCAAGGATTACAGCGAGGCGCAGCTCTGCGAGTCAATCGGCGGATATCGGAATTCTCCGCACCATATGGGCCAAAACGAGCGCCGGACCGTCTACGACGGGATCGAGCTTTTCTTGCGCGACGCCAAGCGAATCGACGCCGGTCTGCAGTTCGCCAGAGCCCCGCCTTTGGCTGCTAAGTCTGCGGTGGAATTGGCACGAGAACGATTACGGGGAGTGAGCAATGGGCGAGTGGTCAGCGAACAATCAGGAACGGGCGAGGGCAGTATGGGACAGGCTGCTGGGCTGCTTCGGTGACCCACTCCTCAAGAAATTCGGCGCCGAGCCGCCCGAGGAGTGGGTACTGGCACTGGGCAGCCTCGATTCTCGGCAAATCGCAAGGGGCATGCGCCGAATCGTCTTCGGCTGGAAAGGCCCGCCCCCCAGCCTCCCAGACTTCATGCGACTGTGCCGCAGCGTCGGGGAGGATGACTTTGACGAAGGGCCGCGACCTCTCGAGAGGCTGAATCGTGATGATGGTCACGAGGATCCATGGCTGATGACCGCGAACCGGCATTTGCTCGCTCACCTCCTTCGTGTGGTGGGAGAAAATCCGAAATGCTACGGCCACCCTGACGAACCTGGTTTTGTCGACAACGTGCAAGCCCTCGTTACGGCAAAGAATCTGTGGGTTGCTGATATGCGTGATTTAGCCACCCACCACCCGGGCTGCATCGTAGACCCCGCGATTCAGCGTGCGTGCTGGGCCGACTATCTCGGAGCTGCGCTTCGAGTACCGCTGTCAGCGCGCATGGAATCCCCGAGCGCTCAAACGCCAGCGGATGCTCCAAGATCATGAGCAGAAGCTTCTCCATGGCAAAAGCCGCTAGCAAAAAACATACCAAATGATCGCACTCACCATTCCCGAACCGACCCCCTCAGTCAACGTCTTCCATGGCCGGCACTGGAGTCGCAAGTTACGCGAGCGCCAGAAGTGGGGCTGGCTCGTACGGGCCGCGAGACTTCAAGCGCATGTGTTGCCCTCGCATCCGGATTTCGTACGCATGCGCATCGAGCGCTTCGGAGCGCGCATCTTGGACCGGGATAACTTCATCGCCGGGGCCAAGTGGCTCATCGACGCTTTGGTTGCAGAAGGTTTTGCGAGCGATGACAGCCCCGAGCATCTGATCGTTGAGTACACCCAGAAGGTCGGTAAACCCCATCGCACGATTATCGAGGTGAGTACCCCATGAGCCGCGTGATTCACCCGCACCGTCAATCCCGCTTGGACATCGAACTCGACCTGATGCCAGCCGATCGTATCTTGCAGCGCTGGAGCCGGTCAGTGGGGAACGAGAAGCCCTCTGAAGGGTGGGGCGAGCAGCGCTCCCTTGCCACTCCACTGCCCCCGGATGCGGCCATACTGGTCGATCAATACGTGTGCTGTCTCAGGGATCAGCCCAAGCATTTCGTACACGCGTGGTATCGGGGCCAGGACCCGAGTAGCGCCATCGCCAAGCGCTTCCGGATGAGTCAGGACGGGGTATATCTCTACTGGCGGGCGGTGCTCTGGGCGGCGCGGGATCAGTTCGCCAAGTGGCCGGAGGTGGCGCACCTGATGCAAAAACACATCGAGGCGCTGGAGGCCGCATGACTGCCAGCGAATGGTTTGAGTTGGCGAGGGGCATCAGGAGAACCGAAGTGACCAAACGTGAAAAAGAACGTAGGGCCAAACTCGAATCTGAGTGGGGACAACTCTCGCTAGAGAGTCTTCTGCTGGAACTTGAAGCCCGCGGGTTTGAGCAAGGCTACTGTGGTGAGCCTAGATCTGCCAGCGATGCAAAGCATCTTCGGGACTGGATCTGCGAAAAATTCGCGAAAATCCGTGAAGGCAGCGCCTCTTGCGATCCATCCCATGAGGTAGTACGCTTTAGCCTCCACGCTCCCTAACTGCCCCTTACGAAAGCCTCGGCCATCCGGTCGGGGCTTTTGCGCATCTGGAGACACGATATGGCCCGACTCACCATGGCAAAGCGCGCGAGCATGCCCAAGTCAGACTTTGCTGGGGGTGGCCCGAAGGGTAAGAAGGGCTTCCCTCTCAGCGATCCTACGCACGATCGCGAAGCCATCTCAGGCGCCACCCGTAGCTATAACGCCGGGAACATCAGCGCCGGTAAGGAAGCCAGCATCAAGTCCAAGGCCCGACGCAAGCTTGGGAATCCAGGGGGTGGGGCGAGTCATCCGCAGAGCCATTCAGAGTTCGAGGCGCTCGGCCGGCGGAAGTATTGATGCCTGAGAACGCACAAGTGCAGGGAGCCGATGCCGAGATGCCGATCGAGGACCGGCTCGCGGCATTCGAAGCGCGCCTTGATGTGCTGGAAAGGAACTTGCAAACCATTTGCGATGCCCTGGCCAAGCTCGCCCCCGAAGAGCCCGATATGACCCACGACGAGTTTGAGGCGCTGGGTAAGACGCCCTGAACGTGGCCACTCGCTTAAACCCCCGTCACCAGGAGATGGTGCGGCACAAGATCCAAGCCAGTCAGCTCATCAACGCACTTCAGGATCATGTGCTTAAGGACCGTGAAATGTCGAAGTCCCAGGTTTCGGCGGCCTTGGGCCTTTTGAAGAAGTGCGTAGCTGACCTGCAGCATACGACGCTCACGAATCCAGACGGGTCAGCGCTCAATACCGAGCCCATCCGGGTGATCTTCGGCAAAGATGCCTGATGTTCACTTCCCGCCGAACCTAGAGCGGCTCTTTGAGCCCGCGCCGTACAAGGTCCTAAGGGGCGGTAGGGGAGGGGGCAAGAGCTGGGCGGTAGCGAGGGCGTTACTGCTCCTGGGGCTGCAGCGCAAGATTCGCGTGCTCTGTACGCGCGAGACACAGAAGTCGATTCGAGAGTCGGTTCACCGGCTGCTGGTAGACCAGATCGCCCGCTTGGGGTTGGCTGGCTACTACGGTATCCAGCAGGTACAGATCACCGGATTGAACGGCACGGAGTTTATCTTTGCCGGTCTTTCGGATCAGACCGCGGCCAGCATCAAATCTTTCGAAGGCGTGGATATCTGCTGGGTCGAGGAAGCCCAGGTCGTCACGGACAACTCATGGACGATCCTCCTGCCCACGCTCTTTCGCAAAGAGGGGGGCAGTTGCGAGGTATGGATTACCTTCAACCCAGAGCTTGATTCAGACCCCACGTGGCGGCGGTTCGTCAAGGATCCGCCCCCCGGGACGATGCACTTCACGTGCAACTGGGACGACAATCCGTGGTTTCCCAAGGAACTCGATGAGCTGCGCTGTCACGATGAGCGCACCTTGCCGGCGTACGAGTACGAATGGATTTGGAGTGGTAAGTGCAAACCAGCGATTGCAGGGGCCATCTACGCCGATGAGATCGCGCAGATGGAGCAGGAGAAGCGCATCTGTGCCCTGCCGTACGACGCCTACCATCTCGTCTACCCGGTAGTGGATATCGGGTGGAACGACACGCATTCCATCGGATTCTGGCAGCGGCACTTCTCGAGCCTGCGGTGTATCGACTACTTGGAGGACGATCACAGGACCTGGGACTGGTATTCCAAGGCGATGCGGGAGAGGCAGTACAGCTTTGGCTGCATCTTCCTGCCGCACGATGGTGGCCACGGGAACGTGCAGACCGGCAAGACCGATCAGACGATCCTGGAGCAGCTCGGCTGGCGGGTGACGGTCTTAGAGCGCAAAGAGACCGAGCAGGGCATACGCGATACCCGCATGGCGATGCGCCAGATGGCCTTTGATGGGGAGAAATGCTCGACCCTCATCGAGCACTTGCGTCGCTATCGGCGGGTCATTCCCCCGGGGACTGGCGAGCCTGCCAAACCGCTCCACGATGAGCATAGTCACGGCTCGGACATGGTGCGTTATGCCGCTCAGGCCGCGCAGCAGATGGATGATGAAATCGGCATGAACCTGCCGCCGCTTAAGTACGGCAATTCGGGGCTGATCTAGTGAAAGTCTCAGACTTCGCGTTGCCCCCTGTAACGCAGGCCGAGGCCGAGCGCGCCGAGCACTCCGTCTGTCCCTATCACCGCAAGAGCCCGCGCAACTGGTGGCGCGAGGGACAAGCCTATTTCTGTCCCGTGGGTCGACAGCTCTGGCGCTACACCGAGAAACGCGTGGGGATGTACGCCCCGCTCCCTTATTCGCATACCGGAATCGTATGACCATCCGCACTGAACTCGATGTCGAGGACCTCAAGGCCCGCGTGAAGACGCTGGAGAAGGCCGTAGGCGGGCGCGTATCCCAGGTGGCCGATAAGGTGGGGGTAGCGACGAAAGACGATCTGGACGCATTCCTTGCGCGCCTACGGGCATTTGAAGCCGACCTCTCGTCCATCAAGAAGCGATTGAAGCTCTGATGGCCGAATCTCGCATGAGCGACGATGATCTTCTGGTGCTCATTGGCCGTGAAGAGAAGTCAGCGCTCGGCTCTCCTATCGCAGCTGGGGCCGTCATCGGGACGATGTACGCCTCTGCCGCCCAGGAGATGACGACGCTGCAGGTCGATCGCTACAACGCCTTGAACGCCTATTGGGCAAGACCCATGGGCAATGAGGTCGAGGGGCAGTCGGCGGTGGTGATCCCGGTGATTCGGGATTCGCTCGAATGGATCGCCGCTCAGCTGATGCGCGTATTCGACGATGCGCGGACTCCCGCGGTCTTCGAGGCCGAGGACGAAGGTGATATTCAGCTCGCCGAGCTTGAAACGGAAGGCGTGCGGCACGTCTTCATGTCCGAGAACGATGGTCATACCATCATCCAGGACTACATCAAAGACGCGTTGCTCTTACGCAACGGCTACATCAAGGTCTGGTGGGACCCCACTGCGGTTACCGTTCGTGAGCGCTATACGGGCCTCACCCAGGAAGAAGTTACCGACCTTATCGCCAATCGCGACGAGGTCGAGATTCTGGAACAGCGGGAGCGGCAGGTCGATATGCCGGCCAGTCCGGATGCCCCTCCTGCGCAGCCTCCGGTGGCTCCTAATGCGCAGCCGCCTTCCATGCCGCAGGTATCCGCCCCAGGCGCCGGCAATGAGTCTCCTGCGGCCCCTCTCACTGTCTTCGACATCACCATCCGGGTGAAGAAGGCGGACGGGCGCCTGCGCATGGCCTGTATCGCCCCGGAAGACGTGCTCGTATCGAACAAGGCGACGAGTGCGAACCTCGATGATGTGCCCTTTGTCGAGCACAAGAGCACGATGACCCGCTCGGAGCTGATCTCGCAGGGGTACGAGAAGGACTTCGTTGATAAGCTCGTGCCGGGCAAGCGCGAATGGCTCGATATCGACGCTTTAGCCCGCGACATCGTCGCCGATCAGCTCTCGATCCCAGAGATGAGCGAGTCTGAGAGAGCCTCGCAGGAAATCGAGGTGCGGGATGTGATCCTGCGCGTCGATTACGACCGGGATGGGCTCACGGAGCTGCGGCACATCTGTGTCACTGGCGATAAAATCGCCGACAACGAAGAGATCGAGGAATGTCCCATCGCCTCCGGCTGCGCCAAGCGCATGCCGCACCGGCACACCGGGATCAGCCTCTACGATGACCTGCAGGACCTTCAGGCCATCAATAGCCAGCTCGCCCGCGAGTCGCTGAACAATCTCAGACTCGCGAACAACGCACGCACGGTCGTGGACTGGAAGAACTGCAACCTCACCGACCTGATGACTTCCCGTGCCGGTGGTGTCGTTCGCGTGAATGGCCAACCCCGCGCTGTCGTTGAAGCGATGCAGCACCCTTCGAACCTCACCGATCAAGTGCTGCCGATGTTCGAGCAGTTGGACAAGTGGCGGGAGTTTCGGTTGGGGATCGGGCGCGATACGCTCGGGCTGGATCCGGATGCGCTTCAGGATGTCACTGCGACCGCTCACCTTGCGGGACTGTCGTCTGCCACCCTGAAGCTCGAAATGATGGCGCGCTGTCTCGCGGAAGGATTGCGCGATGCGATGATCAAAGCGCGAAACCTGCTCGTGCGGCATCAGAAGCAGCCGCTTTTCTTCAAGCTCCGGGGCAAGTTTCAGAAAGTGGACCCGCAGAGCTGGAAGCCCGATCGTTCTGCCATTGCAGTGAACGTCGGCTTGGGCTCAGGCAACCGTCCCGAGCAGCGCCAGAACCTGATGCTACTGCAGCAGGGGATGGAGAAGGCTGCCGCGGTGGGACTGGTGGGTCCGAAACAGGTCTACAACGCCTTCCAGCGCTGGGCCACGATGCTAGGGGAGGATCAGCCCGAGCAGTTCGTGATGGACCCGGACAGCCAGGAGTTCAAGCAGTGGATGGCGCAGCACCCGCCCCAGCCCAACCCTGCCGTTGTGGCCGCTCAGACGCGCCTACAGGCGACGCAGGTACAGGCCCAAGCGGGACTACAGAAAGCGCAGATACAGGAGCAGGGAGCTTCCCAGCGCGCCCAGGCCGAGGTTTTGCACGGGGCGCTACAGGGTAGCGAAGACCGCGGAGTCGATATGGCCAATATCGACAGTCAGGTCACGCGAGACTTACTCAAGATCATCGCGCAGATCGTCGCCGCGCAGTACAAGCAGGACCCCAATGCGAATGCGGGTCAGGTGCTGCGAAGTGACTTGGCATCGCTTGAGGGCCGGGCATGAACGCGCAGGAAGAACTGCAGCGCTTGGAAGACGAACGTCGGCGCGGTCAGGAAGCGGAACTACTCCTGAAGCACCCGCTATTGCTCGAAGCCAAAGCCGCCTTCTTTGATGATCTTGCTACCCAGCGCCAAGGCGTGCCGATTCGCGATACCGAGCTGCATACGAGGCTCGTGCTCGCCGAGCAGGTCGCAGCGCGGGTCTTTCAGTACCTCGAAGCGGTGATGCAGCAGGGCGCAGCTGCGACGTTGCAGTTACGGGATCGCGAGCGCTTTACCGAGCGCTTGCAGTACGCGATGCAGCACGGCTTGAGAAACGCATTCTAAACCCCGAGGGCTGGCGGCAAAGTATCGCCGGCCCCATTTCCTCGCTCACGGTAACTCCAAGGTGAGAAACCGTGCCAGATCAGCAGCAAGCGCCAGTCACAGACTCAAGCGCCCCGCCAGTCAATATCGAGAGCCCCGACGAGGCCAGCTTCCAGTCCCTGTTCGATCAGGGCGCATTTGCCCCGACCGATGAGAAGGGCAATACGCTGCCGAAGGAGGACGAGCAACGCTTAGAGCGCGAAGCGCAGGGCGGCGAGCAGGCCAAGGAGCCCGAGCCCGAAAAGCCCGAGGAAGAGGCCACACCCGAGACTGAGCCGGAGGGCAAGGAATACGACTCCCTCGACACTTACCTCACGGAACAGAAGCTCGATCGGGATGCGTTCCTAGAGCTTCCCGTCGCCGTCAAGATCGACGGCAAGGATCAGCAGATCACGTTGAAGGAGGCGATCGACGGCTACAACCTTCGCTCCGTCTCCCAGGCTCGCATCCAGCAGGCGACTGAAGAGCGCCAGCAGTTTCAGATCGAGCAAGCCAAGGTGCGTCAGGCCCTGGGGGTGCGCATTCAGGATGCCGAGGCGCTTTTCAAAGCGGCACTCGATCAGCACATGGGTGATTTCAACCAGATCACCCCTCAGCAGTGGCAGCAGCTTCGGGCCGATAACCCGGGCGAATACGCTGCCCTCACGACCCAATGTCAGCAGCGCCAGCAGGCGTTGCAGCAGCTTTTGCAACAGGCTGCCCAAGCGAGGCAGGCGGAAGCCGAGCAGGCCCAAAAGGCCCAGCTCCAAGCGATCCCGGCCGAGCGCGAGAAACTGTTGCAGGCGCGTCCGGAGTGGCGCGACCAGGCGAAATTCGAGTCCGCAAAGACTCAGATCGTCAGTGCCGCACGGAAGCTCGGGTATACCGATGCCGAGTTGCAAAGCTTGACCGACCATCGACACCTTCTGGTGCTCGATCTGGCGGCGAAACAGCTCCAACTCCAAGCCTCTGCTCCCGGTGTGATGAAGCGTGTCAGGGCGGCTCCCAAGATGGCAGCCCCCGGTGCACGTCAGACGCGCGACCCCAAGCGCGACTCCTACACCAGCGCTCGTGATGCCTTCATGCGTACCGGTAGCGAAGCTGCCGCCGCTGAGGCGTTCGAGCACTTCTAAGAGGCTCCCATGACCGTCCCCACCAATACCCAGCAGACCTACACCCAGACCAATATCCGGGAAGACCTCTCGAACATGATCTACAACGTAGATCCCTTCGAGACTCCCATCCTCAACATGGCCAAACGGAGCAAGGCCGAGAACATCCTGCACGAGTGGGATACCGACCAGCTCGCTGCCCAGGACCTCACCAACGCGCAGATCCAGGGCGATGACGCCACGGCCGTAGCGCTCACCCCCACCGCTCGCTTGGGGAACTACTCGCAGATCCTGCGCAAAGTGGTTTCCATCGCCGGCACCTCCCAGGCCGTGCGGGCCGCGGGCGGATCGAACAAGATGGGCTATCAGCTCCTGAAGAAGTCAAAGGAGCTGAAGATGGACATGGAAGGTGCGATCACCAATAACCACGCACGCGCGGCAGGTACGGCGACCACGGCGGGGTTCATGGGCGGCATTGCCTCCTTCCTCACCGTCAACTGCGTCTTTCAGACGGGGGGTACCCCTTCCGGTGCAAATCCCACGGGCGTCACGGCTGCGGGCTCTGAGAGCTTCGGCAACGGCACCACGACTCGCACGGATAACTCGGCGCTTGCCGCGCTCACCGAGGCGCAGGTGGAGACCCTGGCACAGGATGTGTACGTAGCGAGTGCGAAAAAGGTCCCCTACCTCGTCGTCTCGGCCGTGATCAATCCGGCCATCTCGAAGTTCACAGGTGTCGCCGGCACGCGTTTCAATCAGGTCGAGGACAAGACCTTGAAGAACGTGATCGATGAGTACGAGACGGATTTCGGCACCATCAAGGTCGTTCCGAGCTTGAAGCTCGCACGCAGCAAGGACGTATACGGAATCAACCCCGAGTATCTGAAGGTTGCCTACCTTCGGCCCTTCCAGACTGTCCCGCTCGCCAAGACCGGCGACTCGGACAAGAAGATGCTCATCGTGGAGTGCACGCTCGAAGTCTGTAACGAGCGGGCGCTGGGTGGAATTTTCGATACTGCGGGATAGCGTAAGCGCTTGATTCTTTCCGTGAGACGAGTTTGGGCCACCCTCTGGTGGCCCTTCTTTTTGGAGGGCTAAATGGCCTTTTGGACCCCGATTTCCCCGTGGCGGCTCCGTGCTGGAACCGCCCGTACCGTTGCGATTGGCGCGACGTCCGCTTCATCGACCGCGATGGAAGCGGAAACCCGAGCGGTCATGATTACCGCTTCATCTAACTGTCACATCAGCATCGGCCCCGCGCCGCAGACCGCAGTCGCCACCGGCACGCCAGTACTCGCCGGCTGGCCGCCCATCATCCTAGCCTGTGGCAAGGGGGATGTGATCGCGACGATTCAAGATAGCGCGGCCGGCACGCTTTCGATCACTGAACTGACCCACTAGTGACGAAGGCGGTAGCGGTCAAGAGCTGGACGCTCAATACATGGACGGACGGCACGAAAAGGAGCTATCCGCAGGGCGCGCAATTTCCCTTCACCGTCGGTAATTCTGGCGGAGTGACCCCTGGGGATGGTAACTCCCCGCCCACCTATCAGGACCAGATGCAGAACTCCCGTGGTTTCATGACCACGGCTGATCTGACGGTACATGCCGCCTTGGATGCAAGTGGGTGGCCGACCACCGATTTTCAGACCCTGCTGACTGAAACGCAGAACTACAGCATCGCTCCTAACTGGAACTCTGGCGGCTATGCATGTGGATTTACGAGCAAAGGAACCGGTACGGAAACCATCACCCCCACAGGCGCAACGGTGAGCGGTCAATCGTACAACTCCGGTACCAAGCAGGTCACCTTCACGCTCACCCCCACCGTCTCTGCTAGTGTCTTTGGATTTAAGGTAACAGGGACCACGGGCGGCGCTACGAACGTCTTTGCGATGCTCCCGGCCTATGCGGCGAATACGCCCAGAAATGCTGGCGGCAGCGCTTCAAATCTCTACACGACAGAGTACAAAAACAAGCTCTCGGCGATGCCGTTGCAGCGAAACCAGATCTGGTGCCTTTGCATCTGGAATCTCTCCACGAATAGCTGGAGCACGCACCACAGCCCCACCAATAGCCCAGTCGGAAGTCCCGGATACACCGGGGGCTGGCGCGGTAGTGGGACGATTGGGAACGGCTCGGAGGGATATTCGGTCGAGGACTTCGTCACGCTCTGTAATCAGACGAGTTCATACCTTTGGCAGTGCAATCCCTACTTTGATGACGGCACGTATGCCGGTGGGGCTGCCACTTATATTGTCAACAATCTCACTGCCGAGTTTTCGTTCTACGAACTCGGCAATGAGGGATGGAACACCGGGGATGGCGGCATTGGTTCGGCCATGCTGACGATCTCGGGCCAGTTCATCGCTGCCAACCCGGGCGTGATCGACTATGACGGCGCCTTTTCCACGACCGCGAGCGGCACTTCAGGCACGAATACGATTACCGTTACGTCCGTTCCGGCGACTTGGGCGGTCAATCAGACCATTAGCAGCAATTCTCCCGGAATCCCCCAGCCGACCGGCATTCAGGCGATATCAGGGACGACGGTCACGTTGACACAAAATCTCACTGCGAATCTGACGGGCGCCTCGGTGGCATCGCAGAACGCGGCGATGGTGCGCCGCTTATGGGCCAAGCAGCACACTGCCATGGCAGCTCAGATTTCAGCCGCTGTCGGCAGCAATTACGGCACCAAGGCCAATATGGTGCTGTGCTGGCAGACGGGCAACACATCGAACATCGCCGGGATGCTCGCCTACATCGCCACCAAGATTGGCACCGTCAGCAGCTACATTCACTATCTCGCCATCGCGCCGTACATGACGCGCAACAATTCCGCGATTCCCTCTGATGGCGTCAACCACATCAACGTAAACGACACTGTCGCGAATATCCAAGCGCAACTCACGACTAACGGTACCTATCGCGGCTACCTCGCGCAGATGGAGCAGCTGCTGATTTTGGCTCTTTCTTATGGCCTAAAGGGCACACTGACCTACGAGTGCGGCTGGGAAACGGCAGGCGAGACGACGGTCGCGGCGAGCTTGGGCGCCGCTATCATGGACAGCGGCATGGGCGCGGTGACGACGAACTATCTCACCCACTCCGTCTATGAGTGCGGCGCGCAACTTGCGAACAATACGAGCTTTGGGGTTGTTAATTCCAATAGCGTACTCGATCCGAATTATGGCATGTCGAACGATCCGAACACGTTCGTGACCAGCGGCTCGCCACGATTCAATGCACTCTCGGCATTCCAGTCGAGTCCACCAGCGAGGGCGCGCAATGTGGTCGCGGCCAGCGGTGCGACGATTGATCTGATCAATTACGCAGATAATGCCGTCGGGCTTTCGAGCACCTATCCGAACCTCGGCGGCAAAACAGTCTTCACGGCGTCGAAGCCAACGGGTGGTAGCGGCAACCCCGTGCACATTCACGCGCCGGTGGCCGGCACCTACTCGCTCTCCTGCACGTTCGCGAATACGGCGAGCGGCACGACGACGGGCCTTGAATGCAATGGAGCCACGCTCGCTGGCGTCTCGGTACCAAACGGCACGCCGACCGTCGCCCTCGGGACCATAACGCTAGTACAGGGTGAGAACTATGCGGTTATCTGGGCAACGAATCAGACTGGCTGCATACCTAAGAGTCTGACCTTCACATGAGCATAGGTTTAGGCACTGCGATCTCGGTATACGGTGCCACATCAGGCACCGCATTCGCCTCCAGCGTCCCGGCAGGGGATGTTATTGTCGTCTTTCTCAAGGCCACGACCGCAGCGGCTCCAACGGTCACCGACAACGTCAATACCGGCAACTATACCGAACTCAACTCATTCGCCGACTCGACCAATGGGCGGTGGATGTACGTTTTTTTCAAGCAGGCCACGGCTACCGGCACGCCGACAGTCTCAGTTTCAGGCCCCTCCGGCAATATCGTCATTGTCGATTTCACCGGATTTGTAGGTACCCCCACCGCGGACCCGACGCCAAACGGAGGCAATGGGTCGGCTTCTTCAGCGACTTACTCTATTACGCCGGTTGATACGGGCTTTAACAATTGTCTCATTCTTGGGGGAACCTCTCAAACCTCTAATAACCCAGCCATCGCGAGTGGATGGACGGCGGCAGGCGCGGCTGGTGGTGGCCCGCTGAAAGGTCAATACGCTGTCATTGCCACCTCTGGGACGAATACCCCATTCACGGGAGCCCTAGATACCACCACAGCCTATGATGCGGTCACGGCCGGCATCTACGATGCCCCCGCCGCAGCGACTCCCACGGTTACCTCAGTCAACGGCGGCTCTGCCTTCGCCGAGAACGCGACCAATGTCGCAGTAGTCGGGACGAACTTCGCCTCCGGGATGACGAGCCAGCTCGTGCAGGGCTCCATCTCGGTCGCTCAGCCGACGACGTTCACGAGCGCTACCGCTGCGACCTTTAACGCCACCGTCGGAACGCAGCTCGCGTACACGGACGCCACCTACGTCACGACGTATAGCGTCACAGTCAGCGGCCAAACCAGCACCGGTATCGCAGCGACGATTACCCCGATTACGGGGAACATCTTTGAGACTCTAGCCTCGGTCAACGCTGTCTCGGCCGATCGGATCACGGCGACGCCTGATCTCGTCGCGGGGGATCAGCTCGAAGCTTCGGGTAATGCCACGGGAACGGCCGCTATCCCGACGGGACTTTCGCTCAACAACGATGCCACCTACCAGTTTGCGAGCGGGGATACGCCCGCTAACTTCTGGGTGCGCGCTTACGACTCGGTCAATCACGTCTGGGGCGCGTGGGCCGAGCAGCAGGTCGTGCCCAATCCTCTGCCGGCATCAACCGGTGGGGCACCGTTTTTCTCACTCGCTCCGGGACTCTTTCCGACTTTGAACTGAGGCCAACGTGCACAAAATCACCTATCACGAAGAGAGCGACGGCACGCTAGTGCTCAAGTACTCAGGGGATGTGCAGAACCTGGTGGATGCCTGCGCAGAAGCGGCACGGGGCCAGCGCGAGAGCCCCAGGCCGATCTCAGATGCCCGCATGAACATGCGAAAGACGATGAGCTTAGATCCTGTCGTCATGATGCACATCGCCAATACGCACGGCATTCCGTATTCGGATATGGAGGCAATCTTCAAGGTTGCCCGTAGCAGGGACTACTCGCGCTTCAGGTGCATGGATGACAAGACATTCTTTCGGGACCGGACCGTCAAGATTTTCGGAGCTTAGTCTGTGGCGCAAATCGTTGATTACGCTTCACTGAAACAGGCGCTTTTGGACTTCACGCACCGCGCGCAGCTGGGGAGCTATTTCGACTACTTCACGCAGGATGCCGAGGATTTGATCTATCGGACCGTGCTCGAACTCAACGAAGGCCAAGGGCTTTCCTGGATGGAGGCGAGCCTCTCGGGAACCATCGACGCCAACGGGCATCTGGCTGTCCCGAGTGATTATCTTGCAATGAAGGGCGCGCAGATCGATGCGGCCGGGGGACAGTTCAACCTCGTGATGCGCGACTCGCAGTGGATCTATGCGAACTATCCCATGCGTCTCGCTCAAGGAATACCGAGCTTTATCGCAAGGGAGCAGGGTAACTTCATCTTCGGCCCCTTCCCGGATTCGAGTTATGCGATCGTGGGGACGTACTTTCAGAGGGCCACGGGACTTTCATCGACTAATACCACCACGTGGATGGTGACGAACATCCCGCTAACCCTCTTGGCCGGCTGCCTCTATTCGGCATCGAAGTTCGTAAAGGACGCTGCCGCCGCTTCGGCCTATCTCGCTGAGCTTACCCAGCGCTTGACCGGCATCATCGATGCGGACAAGGCCAATCGTATGGGCAATGACCTTCAGATTGCCCCCGCTGACCCCGCTCCCGCAGGCTGGTAATGCCAAGGCCCTATACCATCCGCTTCGGGCCCTGGACGCCCGATCTTCAGGACGTCGCGGTAGAGATGCCAAATCAATGGAGTGATACGGAACTACCGGTTGCGGACTGCCAGAACGTCTATTGGCAGGATGCCGCGTATCGGTGTCTACCCGGGTTGGCTTCGATTGGCCCCTCGCTTGGAACGCCGATCCTCGATGCATTTACCTGGTACGACAACACCCAGCAAAAGGAAGTGCTCTTTGCGCTGACCGCCAACGGCGCTTTCACGATGATCGATCAGGTGTGGAGCGCGATCTCGACGGAAACGAACGAAAGCGCTGTCGGCCTTGCGCTCAGCGTGCAGCTTGGCTTGCCCCAAGCGCTCGCGACCGCGATGTCGCCCACCTCGCAATCCGTAAGCGGTACAGGATCATCGAATACATTTTCGGCTCTCTCGGCGGTCATCGGTTATGGAACGGCCACGAGCTACAGTTGGTCGTTCACTGGCATTACAGGCCCCGGTAGCTGGAGTATCGCAAGCGGGGCCGGGACGGCGACCGCTACGCCCGAAGTGACCGGCTCGACTTCAGGGAGCACGAGTAGTGCAACCTGCGTGTGCACCATCATCTTTAGCGGCCTGGCCTACGGGGTGAGCGCAACGCTCTCCTACACGCAGAACACTCCCTCGCCACTCCTTCGTGCCTACACCTCCGGAAGTGGCACGGAGACAGTTCCCCCTGGCTACGGCACTCTCGTTATCGAGGCGTGGGGCGGTGGCGGTGGTGGGTCGGTCTCCGATGGGACTGCCTCATGGCTCGGAGGGGGCGGTGGGGGCGGTTATTCGCGCTCTTCCTACTCGGTGGGTGAAGGCCAGACGCTCAACTATCAAGTTGGCGCGGGCGGCGGGGTCAATCTGCACGATAACGGCATTGCCGGGGGCGCTTCATCGGTTTCATCAGGCTCGCTCTCCATCACTACCATGACCGCTAATGGCGGCTCTGGCGCCTCTGGCAGTGGGATAGGAGGTGCGGCCTCAGGAGGTAATCAGGCGAATGCATCCGGGGGCAATGGGGTCCTCGCGGGCGCTGGCGGCTCCACTACTGCCGGAGTTCACGCCAACACCGGCCCCACCAACGGCGTGGGCGGCAACTATGGCGGCAATGCAGGAACTGCCGGTATGGTCAGTTTCTACTACACGGCTTGAATATGGGTGGTTATAACGCAAGTTTCTGGTCGTTCGCGCCGATAGGGCCGTACCTCGCGGTGATTCCATATACCACCAATGCTGCCGTGACAGGCCCCTACCTCTGGTCGAATGCGGGAGCCAACAGCAAGCTTCAGGTGCCTGCTGGAGCGCCGGGCTGCCGGGTGGGAGCGACTGTCGGGCAGTTTCTGATGCTCGGTGATCTTTTTGAGCAGCAGACGCAGGCGTTATTTACCCCCACGGGAAGCCAAAGTAGCTTCTCCGGGACGCTCTCGGCACCGGTTGCTGATGGCGGCACGATCTACGATCAGAACGGCGCGCTCTCGGGAACGATGGCGAATGGCAGCATCACGGGAACGGGCGATCTCGCTTCGGGCACGGTGAACTATGCCACGGGGGCCATCACGCTCACCTTCGGGACCGATCCTCCCTCGGGCGATATCGTCACGGCGAAATACACGCAGGTCGTTCCTTATCGGGTGTGGTGGAGCGCCATAGGGGACCCGACTAATTGGCCAACCCCGGACACGGATGCGGCCATTGCAGCGCAAAGCAGCTTCGAGGATTTAAATCCCGATTCGGGCCAGGTGATGTTCATTGCGGGATATCCACTCTACGCGCTCATCTTCCAACGCTTCGGGATCACGCGGGCGAATTATGTAGGCGGGGATACGGTCTTTGACTTCGCCCCTTACGAGTTCACCCACGGGGTGATAGCCCATGGGGCGGCCGCTCAGGTCAATAGTCTCGTATTCTTCCTCGCGGATGACGGATTTTTCGTCACCGACGGTGCGAATGTGATCCCGATCGGGACGGACGCCGAGAATTCCCAAGGAATCGACAACTGGCTCTGGGCGAACATCAACATGGGAGCGCTCGAAGCGATCCGCTCGGGCTACGATGCCGCCAAGCGGTGCGTGTTCTTTGCGATTGCGACGGGCACCAATACGCTCCCTGATACGCTGCTCTCCTACAACCCGCTGGCCCGAAAGTGGACGCGCTCACTTGTCGCCTGCGAGACGATATGGAGCGCCGATAACGGCACGGATGCGTTTCCACCGACCCGGCAGCTTCTCGGGATCATCGATCAGACCCATACGCCGAATACGCTTTCTGGCTCGCCCCTTACGGGTTATCTGGAGAGCGCGGACATCTACTTCGTGGATGGCTCAAGAAGGCTTACCGTCGGTGTGCGCCCGAATGTGAGCTGTACGGATGATCCGCTCTGTACGGTAGGGGCGCGTGATTCGCTGGAAGATGCCGTTACATATGGCTCCGGCGCCACTCCCGATGCTTTCACGCGCATAGCCGATGCGCTCTCATCGGGCATGTACACCCGCGTGCGCATCCAAAGCGATTCTGCAACGGCCCTTAAGGGCGGCACGCTTTATCTGGAACAGGATTCACCGGTATGAAGGTGCAGACGAGTCAGGGGCTCATTGAGCGCGCGGAGCTAGAGGTCAAAGACCTCATAGAGGAATCAGACAACGCGCGTATCACAGTGACGATATGGCGGTACAAGGGGGCGTTGGTGAGGCGAGATGTGCACTTGAACGTGCTGCGCTCACCCGAGATCGGGGTAAAACATGGCGAGTAATGTTTCTGCGGTTTGCGCGAGCTTCAAGGCGGAGATTCTCCAGGCCATCCACAATCTGGCTGGCGGTGCAGATGCGCTCAAGGCATCGCTCTACTACCAGAACGAGGGCTTGGGGAGTGCCACGACCGCTTATAGCGCGACAGGTGAAGTCTCTGGCGCCGGCTATACCGCGGGGGGCAAAGCCGTCACGAATAGTACAGCGCCCGCGGTGAGTGGAATTACCGCTTACTGGACGCCATTTAGCATCCAGTGGACTGGACTTACCATATCATCGACCTTCGACTGTTGGTTGTTATATAACTCATCGAAGGCCAATCGCGGCATTCTCGTGCTGACATTTCCGGGGCAGACGGTGAGTTCCGGCACGTTCACCATCACGATGCCCGCAAACGCTCCGAGCACGGCTCTCATTCAGGTGAGTTAGCAAGGCATTAGGATGAGAATGTTCTGTCTCTCACCGCTTGATGTCACGACCGACACCATCTGGGAGGACATTCGCGAGCACTTCGAGCGCTTTGCCCGAAAGACCGGCGAGATCACTCCCGAGCAAGTGCGTCAAGGGGCTGCGGACTCCCGTTTTCAGGTGTGGGGGCTTCAGGACGCTGAACGTGTACATGCGGTCGCGGTGACGGAGATATCGGAAACCGCGGCGGGGCGCCTGTGCACGGTGCGCATCGCCTGTGGTGGAGCGCCCGTGCCTATCCAGGAGCGGCTATTGGATGAGATTGGCCGCTGGGCTATGCAGATGCAGTGCCATGCCATGCGCATCGTCGGGCGGCGGGGGTGGTTGAGACGCTTCCCGCGCTTCAAGCAGACCGCCGTCGTGATGGAGTGGAATCTATGCCAAACGCACTGATGGGTCCCCAGTACATCCAGGGCGGCCTCCTTGGGACGGCGCAGAACTATGGCTACCCGATGACATCGGGGCTCCTGGGGGCGCTTACGCAGTCACAGGCCCCGGATTACACGCAGCAGGCGTTACAGCTCGCCGGCAATCCCCACGCGGGACCGTATTCGACGGCCGGCAATCTCGTGCAGCCGGGCAGTTCCATGCCGGGTGGCGTGCCTGGGAGTTCTGGCGCGAGCTCCGTTGCGGGCGGTCTACTCGGTACGCTCGCCAAAAATCCCGCTCTCGTGAAGTCGGGCGCGAATCTAGTCTCTGGACTCTTCGGTAACGGCCTCGGTGCTTACGGTTCGGGAGCCGCCGCCAATGGCGCTGTCACTTCGGCACTCGGCGGCGCGGGCGCGCAGACCGCTCCAACCGCCGCTTCCATCCAGGCTGCAAATGATGCAGCACTTGCGGCCAATGGTGGGACAGCAGGAGCGGGGCTCCTCAGCATGGGTGCTCTCGGCTCGGGTGCTGCCGCAGATGCGGGGACCACAGCGGCCCTGGGCACCGTGGCGGCCCAAACCGCCCCGGAGGCTGCCACTATCGCAGCGAGCAATGCGGCGGCACTCGGAGGCTCTACTGCTGCCGCAGGCTCGGGCGCGGCGGCGGCCTCGGGCGGCGCGGCGGGAGCCGGTTCCGCTGGTCTCGGAGCGGCCGCGGGCGCGTTGGGGCTTGCGGCTCTACCGCTCGCCTTGGCCGCATTTGTTCCTTACAACTCGGGTCTTTCAGTAAGCGACATAAACAACATGGAGCAGCAAGTGGGTAACGCCACGAAGGCAAATGGCGCTCCGATCAACGCAGGTTATGCGATGAACCCTGATGGCACGATCAATCAGGCGAACGCCCAGGCGCTCACGAGTCTTTACACGCTTCTTGGGGACAACCCGGAAGAGTTCATGAAAGCGGGCGGCACTGGCCCTGTGGATCAATTTCTCACCGGCTTGGGCTATGGAGGTCTTCTCAGTGGAGGCACTCCCATTACAGCCCCAGCTCCCGGTGGTCGAGGATGGATCGGCGGCAACTCTCGTGGCACCGTGAGGAAATGAGATGAGTCAGAACGGCAATACGCCCACCCAGACAAGTAGCACCACAGGTCCCTCCTGGGCGCTCCCATACGAGCAGTATGGCCTGGGGCAGGCTCAGGCACAGTACCAGGGCGTCAATTCCCCTCAGCAGTTGGTTGCGGGTTTCAGTCAGCCGCAAAATCAGGCGATCTCGGGGATTCAGCAGCTCGCAACGAATAATCCGACACTCGGGGCGGCGCAGCAGTACACGCAAAACGTATTGAGCGGTAGTCCCGCAAACAACCCCTACCTCAATAGCGAGTTCAATCAGGCGGCGAACACGGTCCAGAATCGGCTGGAGAGCGAGTTTGCGGGCTCCGGACGGAACATCATCGGATCAGCTCCCGTGCAGTCTGACGAACTCAACAACTTGGCGACTCAGCTCTATGGTGGCGCCTATAACACCGGGGTTCAGCAGCAGGAGAACGCCGCTGCCCAGGCCCCCAACGTCACCAACGCCCAGATGGGCCTGCAGCAGGGTCTTTTTGGAGCGGGCCAGCAGATTCAGAACTTGGGGCAACAGTATATTCAGGCGCCGCAGACCTTCCTACAGAACTACCTCAATCAGGTGAACCAGGTGCCAGGCCAGTCCAACGTCGCGCAGACCCCGCTCACCAATTACCAGCAGGCAGCCCTTGCGGGGACGGGAGCTAATATGGGGAGCAACGTCGGCTCACTCCTCGGGAGCTATTTCGGCGGCTCGGGTAGTAATGTCGGCGGATTGTTGGGCGGACTTGCGGGAAGCTTCCTGTGAGCGCGCCAAACTCAGGTGGGGGCTTCGTACAGGGACTGCTACAGTCCCTGCAGCCTTGGATGACGGGCTCGAGTCCTTCAGCGCTCGATAACCGATTCCAGCAGTATGGCGGGACTCAGGGCCTCCTCGATGCGATGCTGCAGGGGAATACACCGGGGAATCTCGGGCGCGGGCTCGAAGGCGTACAGGCTCAGGCGCTTCAGAATGCCGGGGCTCGCCAGCAGCTCGCGCAGGGAAATGTGAAGACGCAAGAATCGGCGATGATGTTGCCGTTCATGCAGCAGTATTACCGCAGCATGATGGGCGCTCCTGGGACTGCGCCCCAAGGCGCGCCGGCACAAGGTGCCGCGCCGCAGTCCGCTCCCGCGCCGGCTCCTGGCGGTGCGATGCCCGTAGGGCCGTATTCTGCGCAGCCCCAGGCCCCGGGGGCTTCTCCATTCAGCGCCCCGACGCCTCAGCAGATCGCGGGTATGCCCGTCAACGGCATGCCTCCACAGATGCTCACATTCGGCGGGATGATGAGCGGCCAGAGTCCGTTGGATATCGCGCAGAAGCTTCGCACCCAGCAGATGGCGCTCGCACAGCAGCAGTACGGGCCTGCTGTCGCATCCATGGATACGGCGATGAAGGCACAGAGGCCGACTCAGTATGTATCGGCCGACCCGCGCCTAAAAGCCACCTGGGCGCAGATGGCGCCGCAGTTGGGCTTTGATCCGGTGAAGGACTTTACTGACCCGAACGTGCGCACGGCGCTCGCCTTCGCCCGAAACGGCATCGCGAGTGCCATCGGACAGCCGACCGTCGCACCGCCTGTACAGATGGTCCAGCTTGCAGGCCCGCTCAACTCGCTCTATAGCCGAAATCCCCTGACCAATGCGCTGACGCAAGTCAGGCCAGAAGAGCAATTGAAGCCCGTGGTCGGTCCCAACGGGCAGGTCTCGTATCTTCCGGCCTCCCAGGCCAGCAGTCAGACGCCATTCAACCAGCAGACTTACGTCAATCCGACGACGACGAGCGGAATGGCGAAGTTAATCGCCGACTATGATTATCCCCCGCTGACAGGCATGGCGGCACGAAGCGCTCAAGGTCAGGCGATCATGGCAGCCGTCAAGCAGCAAAATCCTGACTACGACGCCACGACGTACACGACGAAGAATACCGCGCGCATAAAGTTCGCTGTCGGCAAACAGGGCGATATCGTGCGTTCGCTCTCGGTTGCGACGAATCACCTCGATCAGCTCTCGCAAGCGGCTGACGCGCTAGATAATGGCAGCATCCCGGTTTTCAACCGTGCCGCGAATGCCATCGGGGCTCACTTGGGCCATACTCCGCAAACCACGTTCGATTCAATGCGGGAGATCGTCGGGGATGAAGTAGTCAAGGCCGTAGTCGGCACTTCTGGCGCCGAGAGTGATCGCGAAGCCATCAAGGAAGCTTTCAACTCCGCCCGCTCACCGCAACAGATCAAGGCCGTTATCGAGCATTACGAGGGCTTGATGGGAGGACAGCTCCAGGGACTGAAACAGCAATATCAGAAATCCACCGGCCTCAAAGATTTTGACAGCTTCACCTCAACGCTCGCGCAGCAGAAATTGAGCGCAGCAGGTGCTCAACCGCAGACGGCCTCCGCCCTCACGGTAGGGCAGACGGCCAATGTTGGGCAGTTCAAAGTAACGCGGATGAAATAATGGCGACCTATCAGATAAGCGGCCCGGGCGGTGCCGTCTATCAGATCGAAGGCCCGGAAGGCGCAGACCCTTCGGCGCTTGTGGGCGCGATCAATGGACAGTCCACGAAGGCTCCTTCCCCGAATGCGCCCCAGGGCGCTCTAGGGGAGGTAGCGCTCGCGGGCCGTGATGTTGGTGAGGGGGTACTCGATACGCTGGCGGCACCGCATGACCTTTCGACCGCCATCACGAATTGGGCGCGTCCCGGGATCAATCGACTTCTAGGGACGCACCTGCCACAAGTGACGCCCTTTAGCGCAGGACTTTCCAATGCGCTCACCTCGGCCGGCGCTCCAGTGGCGAGCACACCCGGTGAAAAGCTTGCGGCCTCCGCTATCCAGGGGACCGCCGGGGCACTCACTGGCTTAGGAGCCATGGGACTGCCGGCAAGGGCAATCGCGAGTCTTCCGGCTCTACGGGCCGCTCTTGCCGGCACAACCGGCGGAACCAGCGCGGGGGTGGCTCGCCAGGCGGGCGTTGGGCCGGTGGGTCAGTTTGCGGCGGGTCTCGCCGGGGGGTTAATGCCTGCCGGTATTGAGGGAACGCTCGCGGCCGGCTCGCGGCTCGCCGATCCCTTCACCCGCGCGGGCCAGGCTCGGATTGCGGGAAACGCGCTTTCCCAAGCGGCTGAGAATCCCTCAGCGGCAGCTCAGAATCTCTTGAGTGCACAGCCGCTAGTCCCCGGCTCGATGCGCACTGCGGGCGAGGCATCGGGCGATACCGGTCTCCTGGCGCTGGAGAAAGGCATCCGCGCGCGCAATCCCGGCCCCTTCGGCACGCGAATCTCTGAGCAGAACGCAGCCCGGCAGGCCGAACTCACCAATGTGGGTGGAACGCCGGCCGATATCACTGCCGCGCAGACGGCGCGTGACGCTACCACGGCTCCCATGAGGCAGGCCGCCTTTACCCACCCAAACAACGCCGTGCCGGCGCCTGTTGCCGACGTACACAGTACGATAGATTCGATTCTCGCGTCCCCATCTGGCGCCCGCGAGACCATCGCCAAGACGATGAATTGGGCGCGCGGGCTCATCGGGGACAATACCGATCCTGAAACGCTCTACGAGGTCCGCAAGGACCTGCGCCTTGCCCAGCAGGGCAAGCTTCAGCCGAGTTCGGAAGGGGCGCCAGCGGCCTCCACGCTCGCCCATGCGCGCGGTCAACTGGGACAGGTGATCAATTCCCTGGACGACGCCATAGAGTCTTCGGCTCCCGGCTATAAGGCATATCTCGCGCGCTATGCCGATATGTCTGAGCCTATCGACCAGATGGGGGCCATTCAGGAGTTGCAGCAGAAGGCATCGAGCGGTCTTGATACCGCAACGGGACATCCGTTTCTGTCTGCCCCATCATTTTCTAGGGGGCTCGCGAGCACGCTTGATCAGGGTCGGCTCACCCCCACTCAGACGGCGCGCTTAAACGCCATGCGTGAGGATTTGCAGCGGGGTAGCGCTTTGAGCAGTCCGACGGTGAAAACCCCCGGCTCCGATACGTTCCAGAACTTCATGCTCGGGCGCAAGATCACAGGGGGGCTTACCGGACATGTCCCATTGATCGGCAAGTACCTGCGGGGGGTCAATGACTTCGTGGATCAGCGCGTTAATCAGGAATTGACCAATGCCATGCTCAATCCGCAGCATGCGGCCTCACTCCTTGGGCGCGCCACGCCGACGAGCCCCTTCGTACACGCGATGGGGATTGCGCTGCGCAACCGCGCGCTTCCAATCGCATCGGCCCCGTTACCTGCGCTGAGTTCTTCTCAGTCGTTACGAGCGAGATTGCCCGGGCTCTTGGCCCGGTGACGATCTCTTAATCGCTCAATTCCAGCGCAGATGATCCAAGCGAGGGTGCCCATCACGGCTATGCCAGCAAGTCCGATCACCATATCGGGGACTGCCGTATACAGAAGCCAGAGCAGGAGGGCACCTACCGCACACCCGGATATCTTCCAAACCTTGGGAGGTATCAGTGTGGCAATGCCGACGACGACCCAAAATGCGACCCAAGCTACCCACGCTAAAAACAGGAATGCGGCTACTTCGATGGCGAGTCCGACCATGATTTTGTATCCACTGACAGACGAGTATCTCTAGCATGGCCCTCGCCGGTACTCAAAGCAACCGACCACGTCTCCCGGCTCTTCCCCAGGGGCTCCCGAAGACCCAGCAGGACTGGGACCGGCTCGTGAACGTCTTCCAGCAGTGGCAGCAGCAGTTGCAGCTCCCCGGACGCACCGCAGCCGAGATCGCAGCGGGGGTGACGCCGGTCAACTTCGCGTATGCGCCGGGGAACGTGCTCCGCTACGGAGCAGATCCAACCGGGGTGAACGACTCGACCACCGCCATACAGGCAGCGCTCAACGTCGCGAACCAGGGAGGCATTTACGGCTGTTACGCACCGGCCGGGTCATATAAGACAACCGTCACTCTGACGGTCTACCCGAATACCGTCCTGCGCGGAGATGGCCGCGCGACCACAGTCATAGAGTACACCGGCACGGGCGATGGCATCCAGTCTATCCAGTCGATAAACGCCTCGACTGCGGTGCGTATCGAGGTGCGTGACTTCGGCATCACTTGCACCAACGCGACGAGCGCCGGCGGTGCCTACGTGGACGTGGGGGGATCGTACTGGGCACTGCGCAACGTGCGTACCTCGGGGTTCAAATTCGGGGTCGTCCTCGACCAGAGCGAGATCTGCGCGATCCGCGACTGCGAGTTCCAGATCCCGGCGATTGCGAACGCGACCGGTTGCTGGCTGGTCAACGGCGCCGATCATACGGTCGGTGCCAACGGTCTCTACACCAATCGCGTGACCATCGACGGCTGTCAGTTCAATGCCGCCACGGGGGCCACCAATTACGGCATCGTTGACGACGGCGGCACCAACCACACCATTTCTAACTGCAACGTCAACGCGCCATCTTTCGGGATGCGCTTCGCCAATGTATTCGGGCTCACGCTGATCGACAATGAGTCAGAGTCCTGTCCTTCGGTCGATGTGGATTTTGAGGAGACGACCGCTGGTATTGGGTTGCTGAGTTCCACCTACGCCGGGCCAGTCGTCGGCTTTAAAGCGCTCGGAAACGTCTGGATATCGACCGGCATATCACATAACTTGCGCCTCGCATCCGCGCGAAATGGTGTCGTAAGTGGCAACGTGTTCGGCCAGGCGGTAGGTGCATGCATCAGCTTCTTTGGCGGCGCGACGAACCCTTGCAGCGGCATCGTCATCGAAGGTAATGAGAAGCTTGTCACCGGCACCGGCAAGACGGCCGCACCATTCTTTTCGGCCTCCACGCTAGCAATCCTGCGCGCCAATAAACTGCGCCAAGTACCGCAAACCTACGTCTCCGGCGCGCTTGCCGCCACGGGCAGTCAGATCGTGACGCCCGAGACGATGGAAAATATCAAAGTGGGCACTCGGCTCATGGCGCGTAACGCGGATGGGAGCAATACTGAGCAGATCAGCATCACTGCCATCACTAGCACCCAATTAACGGCAACATTTGCGAGCGTCAAGGCCGCGAACTGGGTACTCCTCGGGATCACCGGATGGGACGAAGAAGAGGGCACCTGGACGCCTGTGCTCGCGGGTGCCACGACCGCTGGGGCTAACACCTACGCTGCGGACACCTTCGGCAAATGGCAACGCCGTGGCAACTTCGTGCACGTCTCCGGCGTGATCGACATTTCGGCCAAGGACGCCTCGATGAGCGGTTCGTTAGAGATCACGGGACTGCCATTCGAGGCCAGCAACGTCACGAACTACAACGGCATGGCTGCGGTGAGCCTCTTCAGCGGATTCACTTTCGCGACGGCATCCACTCAGATGGGCGGCTTTATCAGCAATGGCGGCACGAATATTCAGCTGCGCCGATCCGGTAGCGGCGTCGCGCTCACGCCTGTCGCGGCAACCGATATCGCGAGCACCACCTGTAGCCTCTACTTCGAGGCGACATACTCCACAGATTCTGCCTGATGGGCGTGGAAACAGTAATAATTAAAGGAACGGGGCAAATCAAATGGTCAAGAGTTTCACAGAAGAAGAATCCTCGGCAGATGATCCGCTGCGCGAGCATACGTTCGATATCGGTTCCGGTGAGTTGCAAAGACGCATGTCAGAGGTCGCGCGCATGGCGGCTGAGGCGGCCATCAATCGGATACCGCTGCCGCCAAATTCAGGGCGCATCACGCAGGAGAGCGGCGTATGGGTGCGCTGGGCGCTCGGGCTCGCCATTGTGGCGATCATTGCGGCATTCGGGGACTACATCAGCACCACGCGCACCCTTGCCGCCATGGAGCAGGGGCAAGCGGACATGCGTGCTCAGGTGTCGCAGATTTATCTTTGGATGGCGCCGCGATATACGGGCAGCCATTGATGCCCGATGAGCAAAAAGCACCGCATTCAATGGCTCAAGAAAGCGCTTCACATGTCAACCCCGATCCTTGCTGACCCGAAGCTACCTGAGCGGCCTTCATCCGCTCCCATGCAGACCAATCCTGACAACTCGCCGAATGAGGCCGTGACAACTCATCCCAACGGGATTACCCAAGTCGTGCGCAACTTCTTTGGCGGCGGCACGCGGGCGCAGGATACAGTCCTTGCGATTGCCATCGTTGTCATCGTGCTACAGACGATACTGCTTTGGGGAGCTTACAAGCATCAGGACACGCAAGGCTGGGTGGCCGAGTACGAACTGCATCATTTCGAGTCCACGGAATTTTCTGAACTGAAGGCCCGTGTGGATACGAACGCGGCGTTGATTCAGGCTTTTGGCATAGCAAACGAGGTGACCTATGGGCGGCGGCGGAATAATCATTCAGAACAGCGTAATAAAGACGGCGGTAACTGATCCTTCGATATACGGTGTGTTACCGCACGCCTGTCAGAGCGAAGTGACTGCGATCTGCGCAAAGGCTCCCGATCAGTGGACCGAAGGAGATTACGCCTACCTGGTTTCCATGCTAATGGTGGCGCGGCATTGCTGATGAGCACGGTTGACATACCCGTTGGCGGCTGGCAAGTCGCAGACGCCATCGGGTGGATAGCGCTCAGCATCGTTTTCTGGCTCTCTCGTCGCACCGTCGAGCGCCTCGATACTCTCAAGGAGACGGCGGTGACGCGAGATGAGCTAGAGCGGTACATGAACGACAACCGCTCAGAGCGGCGCGAGATGCACACCGAGAATATCTCTGCGCTGGAGGATATCAAGGCGGACTTGAAGGCCATCGAGCCCGGCGTGTTACGCACCCGGCTCGATCAGATCGCGCTGGAAGTCGATCGCCTTCGCATGTGGCGACACCGGGTGGACCCGGATGATGATCGTAGGGACCCCGCCAACCGAGCGCGATGACATGACCAGATCCGATCTTCTAATCGCTATCATTCCGGCCTCCGTGGCCGCTATCGGGTCGTGGCTCACTTCATGGTATGCGGCAAGCAAGGTGAAGGAGGTTCACGTGCTCATCAACAGCCGCATGAGTGAGCTTTTAGAGATCACGAGAACCAGTTCCTTCAGCGCTGGCAGGAAGGCCGAGACAGACAAACAAGAAGCATTTGCAGCCGGTGAGCGGGCCGAAAAGTATAAATAGACTGGAGATTCACATGATTTCGATGCTACTCGTGGCGTTCATAGTGTTATGTATTGTCGGTCTAATCCTCTGGGGCGTGAATCAAATCCCCGGAATTCCGCCGATCATCAAAGTGGTCATCTACGTTGTGGTCGGGGTGATTCTGCTGCTGTGGCTGCTCTCTTTTGTGCAGGGCGGTCACATGAACACGGGACACTTCTAGGGAGGGCGCATGAGAAGATTGGCTTTCATCGCTCTGTTACTTCTCGTGACGAGCGCTCATGCCTCCAAAGTCAAGGTGGTCTGGACCAACCCCACACAGAACACCGACAACAGTACCATCACCAATCTCGCTTCGGTCACGATCGAATGGGGCGCCTGCTCAAACGGAACTATCAGCCCCGTGCAGGCCAAGGAAGCCGTCCCAACGACGGTGGCCGGAGCGGCCATGAGCACCTTCGCCTATCCCGTCGCGCTTTCCCCGGCCTGTATTGCCGCCTACGCGACCAATACCCAAGGGAGCAATAGCGCTCTTTCCGTTGTAGTCAAGTGGACGCCCCCGCCAAGGCTCGGGCAACCCATTTCCGATGTCATCTATCTTCACTGGAGTTCCAATCATGCCTCGCATCACGAAAATCGCCGACATCGGCGTACCGGTTCCGTCGCCCGCGCCAGACCCCACCATGATTCTCGTCGTGTACTACGGCCTGAAGGGCTATACGCCTTCCTACGCTGACACGAACCGCATCGAGATTGGCGCCGTCTCGACTCTGGGCACCAAGACCGTCAACGATGTCGTCTGCTACGACGACCCGATCGGAACCGAGCTGCCGACCGATACCCCATCTGGTACGTACGACTTTCACTTCACGTTGGAGACGGCCGACAAACTGAACGAGGGCGACTTCTCGCCCGCGTACAGCACGACACTGGATGTCGTCACCCCTCCTACTTTGGGCCAACCCGTCGCCATTATCGTATAGGCGTCTGGTTGTCCCGATTGCACTGGCTAACGCGAGTGCGTGACTGGTTTCGGGGGGTCTTCGGATGAGCTTTTTCGAGGCGGCCTTTACCTTGGTTGTCGGGATAGAGGCCGGCCTCGTTAGCGACCCGGCTGACCCGGGGGGTCTAACAAAATACGGCATCAGCAAGCGCGCCTATCCCGACCTAGATATCGCCAATCTCACCTTGGAGGATGCCAAGGCGATATATCAGCGGGACTACTGGGATAGGTGCGGGTGCGATTCCCATGGATGGGAGAGGGCACTATGCCTTTTCGACTGTGCGGTGAACCAGGGCCAAGGATTCGCACGTTCGCTCAACATCAAGGCCAATGACACCGTGGAGTTCATGAGCCAGCGGGCTCTACGGTATGCGGGCACGGGGGAGTTCGAGCGCTTCGGGCACGGATGGATGGTGCGGCTCTTCAAAATCATGAAACAAGCTCAGGTAACCCCGCAATGAACCTTAAAACGATCGGGAAGGACGCCTGGCAGGTCCTGCAGACGGTCGCCCCTACCCTGGCCGCTACGGCGTCCGGACCGTTTGCGCCCCTCGTGGGGCCGCTGGTGGCCAAGATTTTCGGCTCCGCGGACCCCAAGGCGCTCGAGCCGGCGCTGCTCACGGCCACTCCCGAGCAGCTCTTGGCGCTCAAGCAGGCGGATGACGATCTACAGATTCAGCTAAAGCAGCTGGGGATCAGCGAGGAGAAGCTGGCCTTTGACGATACGGCAAGCGCCAGGAGCATGGAGGTTGCCACCAAGGACGCCACGCCAGGCCGGCTCGCGTGGCTGCTTATCGGCGGCTTTCTCGGGCTCGCGGCCTTCGAGTGTGGCGCGATGATCTTTTGGCCCAAGCAGTGGGCGGCGCTTCCCGGAGATGCGATGGGCCTCATCGGGATCATCTTCGGCTACTTGGCAAGTGAGGCGAAGCAGGCCGCTGGGTTTTACTTCGGGAGTTCCGCAGATTCGCAGGACAAAACGCGCACGCTCTCGGAGATTGCGAAATCATGACCGTGAACCACACCTTTTTGGTCCTGGCATGCATAGGGCTACTCGCGACGATCGCAGCCCAGGACTGGCTTTATCCGGTATTTAGAAACGAAACGATCAGCTCAGGGCTCACGGGGCCGTTCCATGCCGCGCTCGATGCCGCCTACATCCCCGTGGCGCTTGCCGTGATACTGGGCTTCCTCGACCATCCCCTGATGGAAGCGCTGGCGGTGATCTCGGCCCTAGCCCTCATCCTCGTGGCGGTGACCAATACCGCACGGGTATGGGTTGACCGCATTACGAAAGGCAAGCATGCGCTTTGGCACAGCCGCGCCACCCTCGTGGTATTCGTCTCGGTGCTGGCTCTGGAGGCTGTAGGCGACCATGGGTGGCATTGGGGAATCACCGCGGGCAATGTATTCGCGCCAGCGGCGATCTACGCATGGTTTCACTATCGACCGACGAGCATCGGCGGGGTAGTGGTCGCGGCGAGTCCGGCTGCAGAGAAGGCATACGTCGCCGGCCTATGCGTATGGCTCATCGTGTGGGCGTTGTAGGCTCGGATGAGTTATCCGCGCGACGATTCCAGCTCTGGCGGAATAGGTTGTGCCCCGTAGCGCCGCGGATCTCCTGGCTGGTACCAGGGGTTGATCTTATACAGGTCGAGCTTACCTTCCGCGGCAAGTAGATTCTCAGCCATCGTCGGCGGGTAGGCAGGCATGATTGACCCGCTGACGCATTGGTATTTCAAATAGGCTTCTAGAGCCTCGGTCATATCCTTCGCGCCG